AACCGGACACCCGCGCCTCACCGTACACCCGCGCCGAACCGTACACCCGCGCCGAACCGGACACCCATGCCGAACCGTCTTGTTCTAAATTCTTTTCGGATTCAATCCATCCTCCCAATTCACCATTGGACAATCTTTCAATTCTATGAAGTTTCACATAACCTAAATCAAGTTCTAAATCCATTCGTATTTTATATTTCATCTACTCTTCCTCCATCCAGGTTATCTTGCATTTTGTTCCAACTTTTGGAACTTTATCTTCAAATGAAATACCAATACAATCTTCATTGTAAATACATCTGCACTCACCCTCATAACTTTTTTCAACCCTCTTTTTTGGTTTTTCTAAAAAAATATCTTCGGATAGTGCCGATGAGTTTTTAATTCCGCCATTAATATTTTCATAAACTATTTTGACATTTCCTTCTGTGGTTAATTTTAAAAATAATGCCCATACACATCCCCCACTTATTCTTACAAATATTTTATCCCCAAATTGTAGTTTTTTAATTTCTTCTAGTGTCATGCATATACCTCGGTTGTTTTAATAAGCTCACATTCCACACTTTTATTAATCTCATTCCAAGGTTTATCCACTTTGAATTTTTTATAAATTTTGCTTCCTTTACATAGGTCGGATGGAACCCAAACCTCATGAATATATATTCTTTCGGTTTTGTCAACTTCCCAGCTATCTGACAGAATATCCATAATGGTAAGTTGATATTCTGTGGTTTTCCCTTCATAGTTTTTATAATATATTTTACCTTTAATCTTGTGCATCCAATATGATCCTCTATCGTGCCTAAACATTCTCCCCGACTTAATTGCTTCTTGTATTAACATATATTAATCCTTGGTTATTTTTCTCACGGCCCATAAAAAAATCAAAAAAGATACTGCCCAATATAAAATCCAAAATGTCATATCCTCAGATATACTAATCATTTTTATTTTCCTTTCTGTTTGCCTTCTCCAACAAAAAACTTCTGTTACACTTATAAATTTTTCCTTTGATATATAACGGAATATGGCTCTCAATGTCTGACATTGTTACCATACTTTTTCTTACGTCCAAATAATTCCACACGGAGAGTGATACTATATTGATACAAAAAATTGTTATCATGAAAGTTATGTAAGTGATTATTGGTTTCATCCTATAACCTTCACTCTCTTGCATCTAACTTTTGTTATGTTTTTAGGATAGACAACAAAATCTTTTATTTTAACTTTGCATCTTAGAACCTTGCCCCAATTATAACTTATAGTTAAAGATGATACCGCAATTCCATGATAGACAGGCATGACAAAGGAATAACTAGACCAACAAAAAAAAACTGATAAAACAATAAATACATTTTTCATATCATCCTCCGTAAAAAACAGGGCCTAATCAGACATGCTTTGCGAGAACGTCCGTAGGCCCTATTTCTACCCGAGTATCTTTATTTTTAGAATTTTGATTTGTTTGCAAAGCATGGCGTGAACGTAACGCAACATTGAATTGTTGTCAATTGTTTTTTTGTCAGCTAATTACTTTTCTGACCTATTAACTGACAACCAAACACATCAGTTTTGCGCTATCCGCTCGAGCATCTCATCCATCAAAAAAACTCATCTTTTTTTCATGCGCACTGTGCATAAACATTGTAACATTTTTTCCCATGTATGCACAGCTACCTATAGGAAAAAAAAAAAAAATTCCAAAAAAACGTATAAGTATTTGATTTCTCATTTCTCTTTTTTTTTTTTCCTATATATGTATGTATAGATAATTTAAAATGTTACAGTAATAAAAATATATAAGAGAGAGATATAAGTGTTTGATATTGTTAAACAATTTTTGTAACATTTCTAAATGTTACAGTGACGCATCGGGAATATGACTTATCTTTATGATATCATTGAGGAAAGTGCTGTAACATTGTGTAACAAAAAAAGGCATTTTGTAACATTTTTTTTAAATAATAATTATTTATGTAAAAAAAGTGTAACAAAATACCGTGTTACATTTTTATTGATTTCTATTTCACAGCGTCAATATTGTTAAAATTTTAAGATATATGCCTTATATAGGATATGCCTTCTAAAATCGATCCTGGGGCAGATTTAGAGGTCTGGGAAGGGTTATAATATCTTACAAAAGATTTCCATTTAGACCACTTACCGTCGCTATGCACATTATGTATAACCCAGCCCGTGATGCTATCAACCTTAAAAAAAAGGAAAAATTATGACAATGCAAACCGGAATCGTTTTTATGGCCCATTTTGTACTATCACTTAAAAAAAATATTCAGGATGACAAGAGGGTTATTCAAATTATAGAAGACAATGTACAAATGGTAGAAAAAATGTTTTTTGAAAAAAAACAAGTTGACAATACAACAAGTAAAAGAAAGGAATATCTAAAAAGCTACGCCAAAGGATACGCCAGAGGAAAAAGAACATCTAAATTAGAAAATTCGCATGAAGAAGTTGTTCATTAATCCGGTATAAGTTTGTATTTTAGAATAGAAGGCCGGATAACTTTGAAAGTTTCCCTGTTGTCCTTCCGAGTTTCTTTTGACGCATTAGGTAAATCCCAGAATGCGAAAATGATAAAATTTTTATCTTGGGATACCATGCGCCCATACGCTTCTGTTGTGCAGTCATCTTCGATGCCAATCGAGTGATCCATAAACAATATGTGGTATGCTTTTCCTATTTCAAACTTCATATAGCTTTCCTCCGCATACTGTGAAGGTTTTTCCGTCTTTGACTGCAATTGGGAGAGGTTCGATAAAATGAGCACCGTTATTAATAACGTGACACATGCCCATGCCGAGAGAATTAGTTTGATATTTTTCATAAGCAAACACCTCTTTTAAAGCGTAATCGGCAAGCCACCCGAAGGAGTGACATTCAATTTGTTTGAAATTAGATATTCTTTGGGCCGATTGTTTTTTATGTGTATGGCCTACGATAAGAGAATGACCGCACTCAAGTAGTGTTGCTCGGGCGAAGTTCACTCCTTGCTTGTATGGTTCATGTCTGCAATAGACATCAGAGTTATCAATTTTAAAAATCTGATCATTGCTATAATTAACTAGGTGTATATTTAAATCACTTATTCCAAATATTTCACTGAATGATTTTACAAAACGATATATTTTAGGGGCCTGATTAATAACCATATTCTCTATACGCATACTATGATTACCCTTCATATAAACAATCTCTCTATTGCCCATATACTCTCTGAGTTGTTTTAAGATTTCTTTCGGAAGAGTTATTTCGGCATCCAGAGTTGATGCTTCAAACTCTGGATTTTTCATGAAGCGAGACCAATTATACATATCGACGAAATCGCCATTTATAATAAGTCGATGTGGTTTGATGTCTTTTATAATTTTGAGAATAAGTTTGTACGCGCCGGAATGGTGAAATGGGACATGTAGGTCAGAGATAATCAAAGAACTCTTGATCGACATTCTTTTAGTATCACAGAAATATACCGGATGTCACTATGTTATTATTTTGACACTTACCACTTAAGATCAATAACCATCCCATCTTTAACTTTCTGAAAAATTCTTTCTTTCCTTCCGGGATATTTTATTCGAAGGAGTTTCCCATATTTTTTAAAATCATCAGGAAGAAGTTTTGAAAGCTCTTCATTTTTTGAAGCTATAAATATTTTATCTCTTGAAAAAACCTTTATACCAAGATGGGATAAATCCTGTCCAAAATATATAGAATTCTCTATAGTTTTGCATGCGGCCCTATCCCATATTACTGACATGATTGCCTCTAAGCATGAATCTGCTTCCGATTCAGATGACTGTTCAATATACATATCTAAATTGAGTTGATCTAAAAATGAGTCAACTGCATCTACTCCTAAAAATCCATCAGACAGTAGAGAAAAATATCCTGCCAATAATGGAGCGATTTGATCACATTGCCTTGGATCATATCTTCCTCGCATAATACCTTTAATTATTTCTATATTTTTTAAGATATAAGGAAGCCTTTTTAGAGATTGCATCATTAAAGATGAAGGACATACAGATGAAAACCCATTTAATATTGTCTGGTATTCTTCATTTGTTTGTCCTTTAATTTCATCTAAATCTACAGTTAAAAATCTTGACACGTCAGATTTTTTATCCAGAGAATTTGCAATTGATCCCAGCATAAAAATACTGTTTATTGTAAGCTCGTATGCTTCGCCAGACGATGTTCCTCTTACTGAGTTAGATTCTCCATTGGTTGATGAATGTCGTATCATTTCAAGAATTGCACTTATTCTTCCTTTACCTTCATATGAATCAGGTTCGGCCTCATCAATTAGTATGGGGTAAGAATCATATTTCATGCTTTGGCGTATTCCGGCGGCGGTTGAATCTATGAATATTTTAGATCCCCAGACTATCTTAGATATCAATTGCATGACGGTGGATTTTCCAGATCCTCTAGGGCCGTTGATCCAGACATGTGGCCTCCACTCAAGAACATTAAAAAATGGAGCTATCGCGCACCAACCAGCAAGGATTATATGATCACCTGGACGTTTATATTTAAGAAGTCTAAGTGGAGTTATAATATCACATTTTTTATCTGTATTAAGGTGAATAGCTACAGTGGATTGATATTTAAATTTTGATCTAAATTTTCCAATATCAACATAATTTCCATTATCATAGATTCTATCTCCAAGATTTATTACTGCACGTCCATCATCTTCCTTCCATATACCAACACCTCTAACATTTTTCCAAGAAAAGTTTCCTTTTCTCCTTGCCAGTTGAGCTATGGAATCAATAATTTTAGGCCAGTCAGGAATATCAGTTTGATTACCTTCGGCATCTTTTCTGTATCCATATTTTTCGGCCCAAAATTTTGATGAGGCAATTGCAACTAAATGAGTTTGAGATAGTTCTCCAGTGGAGAGTGAAATTGTTTTCAAACTCTCCGTGGAGAAGAAAAAGAATTTTTTATGATCTTCATGTCCTAAAATATCTATGTCACAAAATTCAGAATATGAGAATGATAACTGATCTGCTACAGCTTCCTTACCTTCAAGTATCATAAGATCATTGAAATCTGTTTCAGTTATTCTTACTTTGAATTTTGGAATTTTTATCAAGGAATTAGAGAAGCATTTTTTGGCGTGGTAGGCAGCGTCGATTCCAGGATTTTTACCAATCTTGCGTTTTGTTTCAAAATCATCATCGGCACAGATAATAAGTTTCAATCCTGGATTCGCCTGGCGAAGAGATGCTATACATGCCTGCATATTTCCAGAGTCGATACAAGAGATCGTAGGCATTCCTGTGGCCTCGTGGACAGAACATGCAGTGGCGAATCCTTCGCATAGATAGGCGTAGTCTGTATTTAGTATATCAAATTTAACTGGCATCATAAAAGATCCACGTTTTCTTATTCCGGTGGAGAACACCTTTACATACTTTCCTGGATCTCCTTTGAATATTTTCTGGCATCCTGCCAGTATAGTTTCTTGATTCTCATTGAGATAATATACAGGAATCATCAGTGTTGATCGGTCTATTCTGGCAGAATAATTTTGAGTGAATCCCTTTAGGGACATATATGGATGACATTCTGACTGCTCGGGTAATTGAGAAAATATCTCATTATATTTTTCTTCGCATTCTTTATTTTTAGATTCTCTCTCTTGATTTATTGACTCTTCAACTTTTTTAACATGAGATGAAAGCTTAGATCTAAACTGTGATGTTTCAGATTCAGGATTTACGCTGCAATATTTAAACGACTCTCCGGTTCTCCAGTTTCCATAATTGGCGTATTGTATTTTTTTCTTAGAGTGTTCGAACTCAACCCCGCTGGCCCACAAAGGAAATTTTGTACTATCTCCAGAAGAGAATCGATGTATAGTTCCGTCTAGAGGAAATTCTTGGATGGGATGTCCAAGGTCTTTTGAAATTTTATCAAACATATCTCTCCATCAACACCGGGTGAAGTTACCCGAAAAACTCCACCCGATATCAATGTCCCATCATTGGGATTAAGATTTTTGTTCGTTCGGGTTTTTAGATACTAATATATTTAACATGTAATTGGGAATTTTTAATTTCATAGAATATTTAAAAACATCATCTCCAAACATTTCAAATAGTTTGAAATATTTTGCCACAGGTTTCCAACCCTTCCACTTGCCAACCTCTTCCAGGTCGCGTAAGGCATTTTTCATCTTTAAATATTTGTTATCAATATAGTCAACTGTTGTTAACTCTCCTTCAATATGTTCTATTTCACGAGATTGTGTTGGATTACTATATCCGCAGTAAGGACATTCTCTCTGTCCTGAAGGCCTAACGGCATAGCACATCTCGCAAGTTGTAACTCTGATTATTTTTTCAAGGTTTTTGTCTTTTGGATTTGTTGCTAGTTTTGCTTGTCGGGTTTCATATACGGCCCCGTGCCGCATGATGTTTCCGGCATGGTCAAGTATTATTGAATCTTGCTTATTTTTACATGTTCTGAGTATTCTTCCTGCTTGTTGAATATATAAAACTTCTGACATTGTAGGCCTAGCAAGAATACCACATGATATTTCTGGAACATCGATTCCAATTGAAAAAATATTTACATTGCAAATAATTTTTATCTCTCCAGATTTTATTTTAGAGAGTGCATCCTCTCTCTGATATTTATTGTCGGATTCATCGAGATGAATTGCCTTGATTCCTTTTTTGTTAAACTCATCAGCAATCATTTGGGAATGATTTTTGTTAACTCCGAAACAAACCGTTGGACGGCCATCAGCAAACTTTTTCCATGTTTCTGGTATGTCTCCAATTATCTTACTTGACTGTTCTTCAAGTTGAGTTTGATTAAATTCTCCTGCTGATATTTTAACTTGTGAAACATCTATTTGATCTTTAGGCGCATAGTGAATAACTGGAGATAAAAATCCATGATCTCTTGCTTCAACTGGGTTTATGGGACATATTACATCTTCCCAGAATTTTAAATAATTATAAGGAGTGGCGGTAAATCCTATATAGTATGCATCTGGGGCCATAGAAGAAAAAAAGTTTTGATACCTATCTGCATTTGTCATATGACATTCATCTACAATGATATATTTTATTTTTTTAACAAACTCGATATCTCTGGCGCGAAGAGTGTCGATTGAACATATCTGAGAGAGTGAATCCTTATAAAATCCAGGCTCATTTCCCATAATCATCGAGGAAATTATGTTAAAATATTTATGGTAGTTGTTTCTTGTTTGAAAAATTAAATCTCTCCCTGCCATAACCGAGATGATAGGAATTCCTTTATCTGTTATTGTTTTAACAATGTGACTCATGGCCAGACCCTTGCCCGTACCACAAGGCATGTGAATTATGATTTTTCGTTTACCTTGTTGGAATTTTTCTCGGAGTTTATCTATGGCAGATATCTGATAAGGTCTAAGGCTTATCATTTATTATCCTCACACACTCAAGAAAATCACTCTCTACTTTTAAATTAAACCAATCTTTCTGTTTCAATCTATGGAACAGATAAAGATCATCCATTTTGGAAAGATGTATTTTAAAAGACGAACCTCTATAAACACCTCCGTGATATGTTAGATATTTAGGCCCTATCTTCCAGTCACCTATTTGTTTGGATATTGGTTTCATAAACAGTTTTCTCTCTTCCAAATTATTTTGCATGAACCGCAAGTGCAATCTTTTATAGATTCTGACTTTGGAGGTTTTCTATCTTTCCAGTAGAAAGAAAAAACTCCACATATTGTTTTACCTGTACATGGATCTGTTAGGTGTTTTTTTTCTGGTTGAAGTTTGTCTTTGGGTTGTTTCATAATCTCAAACTCTCCTGTTTTATAAATCTATCACATGAAATAATAACATCCTTAAAATTTTCAGGTGTAACAATTATATAATAGCATCCTTTTCTTTGTACTATAACCTGAAAATTTTTTTGCCCTTCACTCTGTTTATCTGGAGGAATTTTAACCTCTATAAAAAGAGCGCGTCCAGTAGGATGAACGAAAGCAATAATGTCAGAGTGATCTGTGCGTCCATAGTGAATAACCCTTTTACCATCAAGGGATCTGGCCGTTCCTGTAGGAGTAGGCCAGGCCAGAATTCCCTTTTTGGATAATTCAATCAAAACTTTTTTTACAAGATTTTCATGTGGTCTTGCCATCTTTTAAAACCTTTATCGCATGTGATCCAGTTGTTGGTTTTCTGTACGGTTCTAAGTTAACACCTTCAAGTTCTTTTACCTTGGAATAATCAACCGAACCTATTCTTTCAGAATAGGTTATCTTGAGATTTCCGTGCTGATAAGATGTTTTTTCTAATCCGGCAAGGATCTGTTTTTTACAAACTTCCATTTCCTCTTCAATCTTGTCTGCCTTTTTTTTCAATGCTGCATATTTCCTCAATGCCTTTTTCTTGTATCCATCATTGATAGGAAGGATATCGTCCTTAGACATTGGAGGTGAAATTTTATTTTGTACTTTTTCCCAGAAATCAAGAACAGTCTTTTTTATGTCCTTGATCATCATATCATCTGGAACAACCTCTGTGAATTTTATATCGGTAGAATCCTTGATCTGAACATACCAGCATTTTATGGCATCCGATACCAAGAGTTGATATTGCATCTGAAGCATGTGGCCCTCAGGAATTTCATCTCTGAAATTTTTACCACAATATTTTATCTCGATGATATCATCACCGTCTATGCCATCTAGGGAAACTCTAAACGGGCCTCCACGACGCTGGACAAGCTTTGGTTTGAAGTCTTTATTCATAAAGATATTAAACTTCTCTCTAGCTATAGGTTCCATGTCGTGACCTTTCTGGGCAATAAATGACGGCTTATTGTCTTCTATCCCTCTCATAGTTTTTTCTTGGAAGAGTTGAAAAGGTGTTTTATATTCACTGATTCCAAAAATCACAGGGACATCGGAACCTCCGATGCCCTGTTTTCGCCATTGTAACCATTTTTTAGTATTTTGTTCCATGTGTGTTCTCCATTAAAAAGGAATTTCACTGTCTGCCGTCTTGCCTTTTTTTGTCAATCCCAGGGTATTTAGCCTCATCAGCGCAGAGTTGACATCCATAATTTGGGCCTTACTCCCACCCTTCTCATTGATCCATTTAACCTTTGGATAAATCTTTCCGCTCGTTGGATCAACATCTTCCTCAATATCAACCTGAAATTCCTTGGTGAAATCCAATCCCTTTCCTTCAGCAAGTGGAGCAAAGTCATCAGATACAAATCCCATTACTCCCAATGCTTTTTTTGTCGTATCAATTGCTTTTTCCGAAAGCCATCCATTCCAAGTCAAAAATCCCTCAGTTACTTTTGTTTCTTGAGATGGATTAAAAATTTGAATATTGACTGCAACGCTCAATGTTTTTTTCTCTTTTGATTCTGAAATTCCTACTGATAAAGCTTTTCCATAATAAATTCCTGCCTTCATTTTCGACTCCTAATTGTTAAAATTCTGTTTTTAATTACAACTAATTTTTGGGCATCTGCACCAACCATTGATTCATTTATCTTTTTCAATAACTCTTGATCTGTTATTTCGTCACAAAGAGACTGTATTTCCTTTTTTATTATCTCAACATCTGAAACCGTGGATGCCTCTATGGCGTTGACGAGTGATTGATAATCTAATGGTAACTCTACTGGTAGGCCAAATCTATTACCAGCATCATGCGATGGTCTTCGCTCTGTATATGCTACCCTAATCCCATCTCCAGTGGCCCTACCTTTTTTATCATTTGCCCTATCGGTTTTGACTGATACCTCAAAGGTTGCGAAAAGCATTGTGTCCACAAACTCTCTGAATATTGCCCCTGCCTTATCATTCAACTTCATAATATATCGATCATAACCAGCATTAGTGATCGGATCATTAAAAGTTTTTATTTGATAATGAGCAATGAATATGATGTTTTTACCCGACTCTCTAAGTCTGGATGTTACATCAATAAGCTTTTTCCATTCTTGGAGAGTGATCGAAACCCATTTTCCATATCCACCGCCAACGTCTTCTATGGCCGGAACCTTGAATCTTTCCGTTAGATCTTTAAAAAGAAGCTGCTCAATCCAATCCAGAGAGTCATAGACTACAGTTTGAATGTCTTCTGAAGTCATCTTTAATAGTGATTCAGATTGATCTAGTATTTCCTGGAATGTTTTTGGAGTTTCAAATCTAGCAACATCCATGTTGTTATTTCCCGCTTCTGGCCCTATAAAAACAGGGTTTGGCGATTGGGAGGCGAACGTTGTTTTTCCAACCTTGTCAACTCCATAGATCAAAGCAAGGATGGGTTTTTTTACTTTTCCTCGGGTAATTTTCATTATTTCTTCTCCTTTATATAGGCCGTAATTGAATTTTTACGGCAGTTAGGTATCTTTCCTTTCTGAATCCACTTAGCGATAGTGGATGTGGACATGTAATTCAAGTCCTGTGTAACTTTCACGATGCCCTTTTTGGCAACTATTTTTTTTAGTTTACTAATCATTTCTACTTTCCTTTTAATTTATTTTGTTTTTTATAGTAAAATTGGTGTAAAAAAGCAAGGGAAAAAATCATTCAGGAGGAAAATTATATGATGTTGGCCACTCCCATCAGGGATATGATGTTGATTAATCTAAAATCTATCGAAATGGAACTTGACAAGTATGTTCCACGCGGAACAAGAAAATTACCAGAAGGTATTTTTAAAAAACTGGTATAGTTGAGTGTTCTCAGTCTATAATACTTATATGATTAGATTATGGCACGGAGATTGTTTAGAGAGGATGAAGGATATACCAGATAGGTCAGGTGAGTATCAGTCATACTATAAATGTCTCGATGGAAATAATTTCTCCGCCGACAAGGCGTCTAGCATATTTAAGCGATATTTTTTTACTGCCGAAATGCCGAAATGTGCTGGTGACAAAGGAATTATAATATTTGCTCCATGTCGAGTAAGTTATGATGTTAAGTATGTTTTTCATTTCATCGCCTCCTTTCATTCAATTTTTGTCGTTCGGCCGTAAATCTATTGTATCACAATTTATGGTAAAAGTATACATAATTCGCCGCAAAATGCGATACATTTTGGGCATAAGTACTTGTTTTTATAATCGTTTAAAAAGTGGTTTATCGTGAAATCAGCCTCTTATAAACTTAATAACCCGATCTTTATATAAGCGCTGATCTTCCAAAAGCATTCTAATGGCTTTTAAACGCTTCGGTCTAAGTATTTGATTTCAAAAATGTCTACCAACATTCAGCAAATTTTTATCTCAAAAAAAGTTGAATGTTGGAATTTTCACATTTTTTATTTTTAAAGAAAAAGGCCCCATCCTTGGGGCCGTAAAATCAACTACTACAGAGAAAGACATCTCACCTAATATTATTTTGCCCGCTTAAATATTGATTTACAAGAAGATAGATTCGAATATACACCTTTCTCAATTTGAGAAAGATGTGTTTCATCTTTTGGTTCCGTTGTAATCATTCCAGAAATCGTGTCCATCTTTTAGTTTTGGTTTTATTTTAGTAAGCCAGCTTTCAAGCGAAAAACACACCGAGTCGGGCATTTCTTCTAATGGCATAGGTTCACTAACGGAACCACTTACCCACTCTCCGACTAATTCTCTGCTTTGCTTATAATCAAGTGTTCTATTTCCAGATTTATAAACTTGAAATTTATTGCTTGTAACAAAAGATTCCACTGGTTCTTTAACAGTAGGAGAGTTACACGCCGTTAGTGTTATGATCCCACTCATTAACATCGGCAGAATTTTCAATCTTTTTAAGAAGGTGTTTACCGTCCAATACTTCATATTCATAACCTACCTTTCTAAAAAACAGATCTATCACTGGCTTTGCTATGTGTTCAGCAAGATAATCCACAACAAACGATATAATCCATAATCTAACATCTGACATCCATGCAAGTTTTAATGTAGCAGCTAGGGCCAATTGGACACCTTCTCTTTTTAAAATATTAAGAATTGGTGCTTTTGCTGCCTGTAAAATTGCTATGATTATATCTTTTGTTTTTTGTTGCATAAAAAAAAGGGGCCTAAGCCCCTCATTATTAATTACCTTGAACGCCGTCTATTTTATCTTCTGCTGCTAATATCATTGGTTCGATGGATGACAAAAGAATTGCTGCCCCTGTTGCTACAACTTTAACCGTAGCATTTGAACTTTCTGATGCAATTCTTGGTATTGCTTTTTCAATTAACATCTTTGTTAAAACTTTTACGTCCTGTTCCAGAAGTGGAAGTCCGCATTTTACAACTTCTTCTTCGATAATTTTCAATACTTCATTCATAATTTTCTCCCTAGTAGTAAGTTTATAAGTAGGTCAATCGTTGAATTGGCCTCTGTTTTTTTTGTTTTTGATAACCAGTGTTCCCATATAAAAATTGCAGCAATGCCGAGTATCTTTCCAGCAATGAGTATCATAAAATCCTTTTTATCTAACGGTGATATTGCCGCCCACATTGCTAATATGGTATCCTTCATCAGACACATTATCAATATTGTCATGCGTTAGCTTATTTTTTATTAATTTTTTGAGCGTATCCATCTGATCTCTACAGTCTAAAATCTTCTGTCCGGCAAATGAAATATCTGCCTCGAAGCTTTTTATCTGATTTTCGAATTTTTTAATCGAATGGGCCAGTTCGTGATATGGGGCCTTATGGATAGTTTCTTCAAGCATTTTTTTTATGGGTTCAATCTTTGGAGATATTTCTTCAGGCTTCATTTTTTTGGACATTCCTAGATCATAAAGTAATGCCGCCTGACCTCTTAGCTTTTGGATTATATCATATAGTTTCATGGGAGGAACCACCTGTGGCCTGATGAAGGGCTTGAAGTTTGAACATGAAGTCTGGGTTGAGATATATCATCTTCGCACCATAGACCTATATTGATTAATGCCTGTTCATTATTTTTGCACCAATTGTAAAGTTCATGGTTATTATCCAGGATATCTGCCGCCTCTCCAGTTAGATGTTTTGAATGCATTGGGACTTCACCTAGTGAAAAAACTTTTCCCATCTTGGCCGCATTTATTTTATAGACATCAATTTGATGTTCCATTGATCTTAGTCCAGATGTAATGGTAAGTCGTTTTCCCCACACGGCCTCAAGTTGTTTCAGTCTGAAATATAAAATTCTTATATTGGATTTTATCAAATCAGAGAGTGAATCAAAATCTTGTCCACCTAAAAGTTGGGATATATCGTTCATTGTTATTTAATCCTAAGAAGTATCTCTTTAACATCTGTCTTGATTTCTTTAATGTTATCTTTCATTTCTACCATAGAATCTTTTTGGGCAGAAACCTTTTCCTCTAGTCTGGCCACATCAATCATTGATTTTCCAGCTGCCCCTATTCCTGATATAAACAGAGATGCAACAACTATGATAATAAATTTTTTCATCTATTCCCCGCTAAAAAAATCAATGATGTTATTAAAAGTGTGGCGTAAATAAATGCCTTAATCATGCTTCCCTCATTATCAAAGCGTAGCAGACAATTCCGACAATTGCCATAAGCGACAAGTGAAAAGGAAAATTTCCAAGAGCATTAGAACACACTGCGATAAAAAGTCCAGCAGTAATTATGTTGCATTTTTTATCCAGGATTCGTTGTAAAGCAATGTAAAGGAGGATGCCTATTATGAACAAGCCTAATGCTCCAAAAGCTATATACGCATCGATTATCTCGTTATGGGCCTGATTAAATATAGGGGCAGGAACACCGTTCTCAGTATTGAATCTATCGGCAAGAAATCCAAGACCATTCCCAAATAGGATGGAACCAATATCAGTTTTCCATTCCAACATTTTAGGCCATACATCCAGGCGGCGGTTTGAGAAAAAGAAGTTTCCACCCTTATTGCAAAAAAATAACACCGTCAAAGATATGACACTCAGTGCTGAATATACAGCTATAATTGATTTTTTAGAAAGGCATCTCAAAGACAAAATAGTGACTGCCCCACAGAATGCCGAAAACCACGCCATCGAGCTATCACAAATCCACATCCCGTATAGTGCAAAAGGAATCATCCACAGTGTTTTTTTTCTTAAAATTGCTGGAAAGGTTATTCCTATCACACACGCGGATAGTGATATGTTGGCCAGAGGCCCCCAAATATCATTCATGTTTTTTGAAATAAGATGTGTCCCATGGGCATCATTTATTTTTGCCTGGCCGTTTGTCATAATGTAAACAATATAATTAAAAATATTCACCACATGTAAATCAAAAATAACCCATAAGGAACTTACCAGACACACAACCGAGAAAGCATTATGCATGAACCGATCTGAATCTTCACTGAATCGGGTTATCATCTGACAGCAAATAATCATCCCTATATTGAAAAGCATCCACTGTAGAAAAACATTTGGAGAGAATTGGTTGTACTGATTCACAAATGAAAAAACCGAAAGGAATGAAAAACCCAAAATAACACTTAAGTTTTTAACTCTACCAATTCCAAAAAACATAACTGAAAAAAAGCATGATGCCATTAAGAGCATGTCTTTTGAATATCTGACATCAAAAAAATGGTTAAATTTTACGAAAAAAAGGAGCAGTATTATTACCGCTCCCCAAAAAAAGTTAAATGAAAGTTTCATATTCATACTGGAGGCGTAGGCTTTGGAAGTGATGTTTTTACAGACAAGCAATCACTATAATATTTTGCCAATTGAGTTTGTCCTTCAGCCGCTAATTCTTCAATGCCTGAATTTATTTTAACTTGAGCATCGGCAAAATCCTCTATTGGAGGGTATCTCTTAATTCTTCTGCTATAACAAGAAGCCAATTGAGCACTATACGCATCTTGCTCATTTTCAAAATCCATCATGACTGGAATAAAATCATCTACATCTGCATTATATTTATAAATTTCTATTTGAATCATAAATTACTCCCACCAGCCCACGACTGGAAATTCTATATTTATCGTAATTTGACTATTTGCTGGAAAATTAAAAGGTGATGTTTTTGTTACAGTCGCGGCTGGGGAAACACTAGCCTGATATATATAAGTTGAAGTAGAGGTTCTATATAATGCCATAGCCGCATATACGTCTCCTGTTGTGCCATTATATAAATTTCCCATTCCCATAGGTTCACTTCCATCTGTAGCATTAGTCATTTTTGCTGTGTTCATTGTATCAGGAAATGTTAAAAACGAAAAACCTCCCGTTGTGGTTGGGTTCGTTGAAAATTTAGCATTTAATCTATATTTTACTTTATCCCCGTGCCTACTTTTAAATCCAGTAACGGTGCAATTATCAAATGCCGCCGTAACTCCTGTAAACGATACCTCCGTATTTGGAATGTGATGATTTAAAAGAACCCAAACCGAACCTGTGCAAAGAAGTTTTACACTCTCTTGGTATGTATAAAGAACAATTCCAGTAGAACCAGAAATTCCATTAACAGTTTCGCCCGACGCCGCACCTTTTATTGTTAAGGTTGAATCTCCAGAAATAGAATCTATTATTTCAATTATTCTATTTGTATTATTTGCAGCGGTAGGTAATGTTATTGTTTTACCCGTAACCGTCATTGATATATTGGTGTATCCGTCATTATCCAGAACTGTGTAATCATTAGACTTTGAAGTATAACTATATGCCGCCGCTGGAGGTGCTATCCATGAAGTCACCGCTGAACCGTTAGTAGATAAAACATATCCTGCACTTCCATCAGTTATTGGAAGAGTATATGTTTTACTTGCCGTTGCGCTGGCACTTCCTTGAATACCAGTCGTAAAACTTCCACTGGATAATTTTAAAACTCCTGAAAAATAACCATCTTTAAATTTTTGAGATGAAGACCCCAAATCAAGAGACGATTGAGGAAGGAATATTTTACCATCTGTGATCGATGCTGAAAGCTGTTCGTTTATACTTCCAGACGAAACAAAAACTTTTGTGTCATTAAGAAGGGCAGATGCTGTTGCCCCGGCGGAGGTAAGCTCGGACAACGTTTTGAAATCTTGATCTTGAAGCCTTCCTCTCGCATCAACTTGAAATGAAATCAGAAGAGTGATAAGTGAAACCAAGAAAACAATAAAAATCTTTTTCATATCTTCCTCTTATTTTAGATAAGTCGCATATAGTGTCTGTCCCAATGCTGGTGCAGTATTCATATTAATTGTTGTTCCTGAAATTGTATAGTCGTAAATTGAACCTTGATATAAAAAACCACCGTCTAAAAACAATTTAACTGAGTCGGTTGCCGTGGGAGTATTGCTTAAAGAAAATGAAGTATTTGAACCATTTATGGAACCACTTGGTATTTGTTGAACAGGTGTTCCAGATGATAACGCAAGAGTTCCAGATGACGATGGAAGCGTATATGTCTTACTATGATCTGAAGACTTTAAAAAATCCGCATCGACCGTTCTGCCTGTAGAGGCAAAAGAAAAAGTTGCCCAACTTAGAATTATAAGAATTAAAAATCTATTCATAAATCCACCATTGGGCAACATCAAAATTATCTCCTGTAACTCTCAACCCATAATGACTGTGCGAAATCACAATGTAAACCTAAAGTGCTATCTTTTGCACCAATCCAATCACCATTAAGCGACAAACCGCTTCCGACAAGATTTGCTTGATCTTGAAGTTTTACAGTGTTTGTATCGCTTGTCCCATATATTTCTAAAAATTGTCCGTCTGCTGCGCAAGCCGTAACTGAAGGTGTTGCTGTAATAATTACTGCTCCTGCGTTACCCACAACCCAAACGTCATTATCAAACGAAACGCTTGTAAGGGATATGCCCGATCCTGCCGTGACTGATTCTGGAGAAGCTGATCCACCATTGAGTGAAGGTGATACGCTAGGAACTGGTGACCATTGAAGGCCTGAAGCTTGTCCGGAAGCTGCTGTAAGAACATATCCGTTTGCGCCAACTCCCAATGCTGTATAAGATGCCGAACCAGTAGCGACAAGAATTTCACCTTTAACTGCATAATCAGAAACCTTTACTTGGGCATCATTTGTAACTGCGCTTAGACCAACATCACTTTTTGTAACCGTGACATCGGATGTAAGAGCATGACCGTTAACCTGTCTTGTATCTGGAACTGCCGTGAATCCCAAAGCTGGTTGTTTAGAATTGAATGTGCTCCAATCTGCTGCACTAAGAGCACCAGCAGCGCTTGAGCTTGCAATCCCTAATGAAAGCTGTTGACCTATAAGAGATAAGCCATTAGCTGTTCCAAGAGTTACATCTCCAGTATTAGTTCCACTCAGTGCGCTTCCCGCGATTGCCCCTGTTGGAATATTTGAAAATGTGTTATCAGCACCGCTCATTGTTTTGTTTTTGAGCACATCGCTTGTTTCTTTGCCAACTAAAGTATCAGTGGCCAGAGGAACAGTTAACGTGTAGGCACCGTTCGTGATAAACTTACCGTTGAGATACCTGTCCGCAGATGCGTGTACTGGCAACATTGCCAACATAAAAATAGTCACTAAAATAACATACATAAATTTCATACTAATTCCTCCTTGATATTTCAAACCAACTTATTCCATTCCAGGAATAAATTATGGCTTGATTATTATTTAATAAAACAGAACCGTTTTGTGAAGTTCCAGAACCGTCATCTATTGTAATTGTGTCCACTAAATCTGTCCCGCATAAAATCAACTCTTGTCCAACAACCGTTCCTGCCGATATGGACACATTTATATTTCCACCGTTTGATTTTAGATATCTTATTTGCCTTTGATCTGCGCTGGGAGTTATTAAACCTGACATTACTACAGGTGCAGAAGGAGATCCATATTGTGTAAGGCCACCAGCAACACCAGGTGCGGAAATCTGTATTTCCGTAGCGGTTTCAATTATATTTATTCCAGATGCAGCTTTTATGCTTTTAAATTGTGCTACTCCAGAAACTAGACTTTCAAAAACTCCATGTCCTGTTCCTAAATTTAAAAATGAATTTACAGAGCTTGGAGGTGTTGCAACTGTATATGGATTATAAAGATAAAAAACATAAATTGATTGTCCCAATTGTGGAATAGATCCGGGTTCAAATTTGATTGAATCTCCTGCTATATTTTGAATCAAACTCCACTCGGTAGCTTCTACCATTACGCCGTCGATAAAAACCAATGTTGAATCTTGATCTGCTGGAAGTCCTACAAGGTTGAAAGTGTCGTTAATTCCATTAATAGTACCTGTAGGAGTTTCTTGTTTCCCAGAAATTGGATTTATGCTTGATAATGCTTTTACAACATACCAAGTGTAAGGCCTTTGCCCTAATGCCGGAGCAGTAGTAAACGTAACTGTCTGGCCAACCATTGTGTAATCTGTTGATAGCTCACTGTCTATTCCATCTTGAAAAATTAAAACGCTTTGGTTATCAACTGGAACTAATGAAACAGTGAAAACTTTATTTGATCCATCAACTGTTCCTATTAGTGCTTCTTGTTTTATTTTTGGATATTTAACCGTATCTGGTGTTCCAAGTTCTCTTATAGATAAATCAAGAGTACATTGTGTTCCAAGTGTTTCCAATGCCGGAACCTGTATGCCTGAAAGTATTATATCTTGAGGATTTTTTGCCGGATACGATGGAGCAGGACTTGCCGTTCCTGGGATTATAAGGAGGTCATAATCATCATGTAAGTTTAAATTTATTGTGGTAATTGGATCTGAAGGCTTTGGAACTGGAGTGTCTCCAGTTTGTTTGTATCTCAAAACTAAAAGATCCCATCTTGGATTCGTATTATCTGATGTTGGAATTGTAAAATTTGCAGGGCCGTTTTCTATGGCCGTAAACATCCCATGATAATCATAAGCAATACCATTTCCAACTGTTCCACCTAAAGATGATCCACTTAACGTTATTGGAAATGGATTTGGATATGTGGTTGTAGAAAGAACGCCTTCTCCGAAAAAAGAAAGAGCGTATTCTCCTAAAATAGTAGACATGCCTTGAAGCGTGTAATCAAGGTCGTATTTATCAACCAGCTTTCTGGATAATTCTAACCAATTTCGTTGAAGCATTAATTCCTCACATTAGAATTCTAAGTATTAAATCTCAAATTAACAACACTTAAATTGGAGGCCTAACCATATTATTTCTGACAATATGAGTGCTTCTAGCTGGTTCAAGTGATGTCAATTGTTTATCTAAAATGGCCAATGTTTGAGCATCTGCAACACCGTAAATCCAAACTTCGTAAGTATATGCGGTTTTTTCTATTTCATGCATCTGATCTTCAGTTATACCCGCCGCAACATAATCTCTACTGCAACTTAATGGTGTTATTCCAATACCTCTTCCCGATCCAAGAAGAGGATCTATAAAAGCTAAAAACGTATCTAGGCCCAATTGTGAATAATCAAGAACCCAAGATCCAAATGTTACCCCGTTAAATTGTCCGATATATGGAAAGATATCAAATTCTAATCCAACCGCATCAAGTATTCCGTGAATGACATTGGATATGGCAGGAAGACTTATCCCTCCTATGGCCCTCCACTTAGATAAAAGATTCTGCTGCCTTTGATTATATGTTAAAGATGAATCCTGAACTGATGCAAATAACTCTTTTTCCCATTTTGCAAGGCCATCTGGAGTTACGGTTGATATAAATTTATCTCTATAAATATTTTGCAAACTCAAACATATATCAGAGAAAATTTTAGCGTGTGCCCTAAGCTCTGATGATGAATAACTTCTTTTTTCATAGTCTGAATTATCTGCTCTGTCGGTTGAATATAATCCATCAGGTAATTCTGCAAAAATTAAATCAAGAAATTCTTCGGTATTTAAAAACTTTGGACTTGTCATTATAAACCCAATACCACGGTCAGTGTTCCTGGTGCTGCCAATTGACTCTCTGTTAATGCCTTATTCCAATTCGGTGAATCTAATTTTTGACATTGCCTATCTGCCAAAATTGGAATCTTTCCCTCATATGTTCCAGAAATAGGATCTCTAACGGAACTTAACCATACATCCAAACCTTCCTCTATGTCTCCTGCTGTAACAAAACCATTTGTAAAACCAGGAACATCTCTACCACCTACTGGAAGCTTGTAAAGAACTCTTGAAATTTCTCTTTCAATTAATTGTTGAACTGTAAGATTTAATGGATTGTTTACAGGATCAGAAGGAACACTTGTTAGTAATAATCCTTGGGCCAGAACCACATTAACGGCAATATCGACATTTACCTCAGTTGGTGCAAATACCCCAGGGCAATCAGTAAGAGGAACATGTTGATTATAATATTGCTGAACAATATTTAATATAGTTGGACTTGGAATCCTAATTATTGGTTCACCGTTTGTTATTGCTGTGTCTATATCCGTTGTGCCTGTTGTAATATAAACATCAACCGTTCCAAGGCCTCTTCCAAATCTTCTTATTAGTGCTGACCTTACCGATGGATTTGCTTCAAATGCAAATCTAGGATAATCAATTTCATTTCCACCCGATGGAGGGTTTTGTTTTTTTGAAAGTATTCTTGCCCTATATGAATCATCTGATTCAATGTCAGATCCATCTGTAATATCCTTTTTTATATCAGCAATGGTTGTTACGTTTGCCGGAGGTGAAACAATTGTCAAAACATCAGGAGATGCTACGTTTCCAATCTGTCCAGCAACATCGCATAAAACTTCTACATCTAAAAATCCACCTGATATTGTTCCACCAGTAGTGTTTGTGTACATAATATTCGTTGCTGTATATAAGAATGTAAGACTTCCAACTCCAATGGCTATTCCATTGGTTCCATATATTCTAACCTGAACACCTATCGATTGTGTTGCTGGTTGTTTGTTTATTCCTAGATCAGATCCCGCAAGTGCCAAAGATTCAGGCCTCATAGAGGAGACAAAACTATCTTTATCAACCTTGTCTTGATCTCCATATAAACCTGAAACTATTCCAGAAAAAGTTTTTCCTCTAATAACAAAATCAGAATTCTGATCATTGGTATTTATGGAAGGTTTTATCGATTTTAATATTTTCTGGTATTGATCATTAATTTGAGAAGGTGTTGGAAACATGTTATACACTCACAAAGTTTAAATTATTAGATAACTGATTTTCCGATTCCACAACGCTTATATTATTATTTGTCCCGGTGGGAGTTGTTTCTATATTTGTTATCGAAACAGATTTTGCTTTTCCCGTCTGAACAACTTGTCGATTAATCGCATCTCTCGCGTATGCTGCAAAGTTTTGATCTATGGATGAATTTCTTTTTAAACCTTCCATTGTATAAATCAGAGATCCTTGGCCAATGCTTCCATAAAGATATTTTCCCATAGGAATAAGGAGGGCATAATAACTTGCCTCAAGAACCCTATCGCTACCTAGTGGAGATCCGTTTTTAAAAACGTAATCTTTTTTAACAGGATCAATTTGCAAATTTTGCGACATTATTGAATCCTTTGAGTTAGCGTGGCCGCCTCAGTCACCGTTGATCCATAAACAGGATTTACAACATTCCATGTAAGGCCTCCTGCTAAAACTTCAATATCTCCATGTTGCAAATCAATTTCAGCATTTAATTGAACATATTCCACTACGGCCTTACCTATTGCATCCGAAAATTTTTGAAGCCATACAGGATCAGATGAAGTTCCGAACATGTTTTCAAGTTCGGTCTTTATCTTTGCACTCAATCCTGCATTAGTCATGGCCATGTTACTTCTCCACAAAACACTTATCTGAAATAATTTTATCATCCTCAACCGGACTTGTCTTTAAAAGTTGAAATTGTGTTGCTGTAAATGGTGGAGCAGATAGATATCCAGGAACGCTGCTTATATGCTGATGATCTATAATTAGCTGCAATAAATCACTAAATAGTTTTTTTACAATATCACCCAACATCATGGGATTTGCAGAGGTCTTTGATCCAAATTGCATTTTTGACTGTGATAAATAAATAACGTGTCCGTATGCGTCATATAACATTGACTCTCCATCTTCGCATGTAGGCTTTGATTTATCAAAGTGTCCTACCATGTTGAGATGGGTTGGATCACCATTGACGGGAACGATAAGGCATTCTGTTTCCGGCATGGCCCTAGAAGATAATCCAAAAGGTTGAATGCTTCTTGTGTTTTTTATGGGTGATTCCGTAGGAACTCTTTTTATAGTCGATCTTAAATTATCTTGATTAGAAACATCTATACCCATCAATATGGATGAAATTGCATATTTTATTTCTCTCCTTATAAATTCTTTTGTCTCATTTTCTGTCATGCTATATTCCCAAAAGTTCCACCGCCAAAATTTTCAGCGGTTCTTTGTAATACATCCGCGTATGCGCATATTGTTCCAAGTCTACAAAGTTTTAATCTAGTAATCATTCCATGATCCATAGTTAAATCATAGGTGCAAGCATAAACGTACATATCTTCAAATAAGTCATCATCATCAATTTGAACATTATAAATCTGATCTATGTTGTAGACATCTCCAAACTCATTAAGATGTCCTTCCACTACGGCTTCGACATCTAAAATTTTCATGTTATCCCTAGCAATATATCTAAGTGATAATTCATCTCCGATTTTTCTAGGAATTGCGCTTTGATTACCAACTCCGGTTACGGTGTTAACCATATCTTGACCTTGGCCATACGAAAAATGATTATAGACAGATCTTCCAATTAGCGATGACAAAAATGGTTTTATGTCTTTATCGTCATTATTTTTAGTGTATGTCCCAGCATAAACCTGATCCATGGTCTGAAGCTGAGTAACAATCTGCCTTATGGCCTGATTAATATTTCTCCTGACTCTTGCCTCAAGAAGATTATTATTTATTCCATCTGAAAGTAATCTTAGAGATCCTTTTTTTATCTGAGTAAAATTAGGCTTACCAATAGTTATCCTTCCGTCAGGTAGAGTCCATACAAGACAGTTTGTAAATTCCATATATCTCTGAAGGGCATTTATTTTTGACTCTCCAGGATTGGTTTGAAAAAGAAATTGTCCATTGGGTGTTTGTGATGGAACTACTCCTTCAGGTATCCTTGTATTTTTTATAAGAGTTCCCAATATCATTAACATGTCTGCTTTTTCCACATTGATAATATTGTTTTTGTCATCCACTGAAGCATTATCTACCAATTGACCTAACGTATCCCTTCCGGTTAAAACATATTCCACATTGTTTGGCATGATATGTGTATCAGTCTCGTCAATAAATCCTGTTCCTATAGGGGCCTTAATCCCTTTGGAATTTGTAGCATATAGGGAAACAGTATCTCCTGATCTAATTGATGTCCTTAAAGATTTTTCTACACCTGGAGCGGTGAATCTAAAGGCACTTGCTGGGACTAAAATATTTCTATCAAATGTGTATGAATTGAATGTTGATATATTAGGAGGAACCACACTAGAAGGGTTCGCACTTTTGAAATCCATTTTTATTGGAGAAATAATCATTTATCACCTATGCCGCTGGAACAATTATTTCCGTTCCTCTTGGTATATAATTAATCGATCCTATATATGGATTCAACGACTCAATATCATTCTGTCTATCTGGATTAAGTCCGTTTTTCTGAGCAATAACCCTTAAACTCATAGGACTTGGAACGACGTAAATTTTAACATTTGATTGGGCCAAGGCTATGCAACTCTCCACTACTTCCTGAATTGATATAGCAAGAGTTCGATAATTTAAAACCACATCGTATCCCGAGTTTCCAAAGTTGGTGTTTACTTCAACTATTGCGTCGGAAATAAGTTTTCTGACTTGGTTAGCTGCAAACACCGCTTGCTGAGTAGTGACTTGATTTGAGTTTATAAAATTCTGTATTTGACTTGTAATCAAGCTTTGAGTGGCAGGATCAAATCCAACTTGATAAACAGGAGGAAGTTGAGCATTCTGACTCACACCATTCGATACTGTTCCTGAGTTTAAATTTGCAACATTTCCGTTTCCTGTGCTTGCCGTTTGGGAAAGAATATTCTGGGCAGTAGCATTTGATGAAAACGTAGACGCAAGCTGTCCTAGTAGTCTTGTTATAGAACTGGTGATGCTTTCCAATCTAAGCTTCATTGCATTTATCATTGATTTTGGAAGAAGCAATAATGCCCCAACTTGAAAAATAGTTCCACCAATAAATGATTGAACATTAGTAAGAGTTTGAAGTGCCGATCTTAATGTTGAATCTTGACTTGGTAAATAATTTCTTCTGCTGATCTCTCCAGTATTGTCTTCAATGAATGTAACCTTTAAAGTGACAGCATTGAATTCATCATATCTATGAACAATTTCTGAATCTAAATATCTTGCTGGAATTGATCCTCTAATCCCTGAATATGTAGGATGTAGGAGAGTTCCTGGCCCTTTATCATTTACAACTACTCTGATGAACTCTTGATATTTAAACTGATAATCTTGGCCCCAAAATTTTATATTAAAACTAAATTTTTCGCCCTTGCGCCCAAGGTCTTTAGTTCTCTGGCCATCAATATAAGGGTATTCATAAATTGCAATTCTTCTTCCTGTTGAATCAGATATCTGATCGATAGCAGTTTTTTGTTTTGGGTTTTCACCCTTAGATTGTTCAACAAAAAATACTAATTGCTGTCCAACACTGTTGGTATATATGCCCTTGCTGATATTCCATTGTCCATTAGAAGGTGCTCCATATGGATTGGAAAAAGCAGAAATATCAGAAAAAACATCTGTAAAAGGCATATTTTAACTCCTTTTTCCACTAAGATCAGATGGAGTAGTATAAATAGTTTTTTTGTCTTTATTCACTTCTTGATGTCCCCTAACCATTCCTTTTAATATTGCTTCTTCTATTTTATTCGGTTCCATAGAAGAATTATCCTGTTTTTTAATGGAAGGATTTTCAGACGTATTTGGTCTTGAATATCTTGCCTCCCACATGGCCCCCATTGCTTCTTCGGTTTTTGTTCTTGGCCTATTTTTTTCATAATCCGCTATTGCGACAGTGGCCCCTACTCCTGCCAATATTGTTCCTGCCACTGCCGCCGTTGCAGCAACTCCGGCCCCGGACGCTACCGATGATATTGCATTTCCAATTCCAGATCCTTCGGCAGCATTTCCTATTTCTTGGGCATTGACCACAAATACAGGAGTCACACCAACCTGTTTTAGTGCTGATCCTATACCAACATCTTTGGCCAGTGCTGCTTTTTCACCCATTCCACCGCCAATTCCCTTAAAAAGCCTTCCTAAACTTCCACCAACTATAGCACCAACACCTGTTGTTATGGCCGTAGCAGCAGCAACAGTTCCTATGTTATCTGAAAGATTTTTACCTACATCTTTTAAATCTTCTCCTAATTTTCCAAAATCTCCCTTAATTACATCGTTCCCCATCTTGGAGAGTGATCCACCAATCTCACGTCCTGCCTCCATTACCTTCTGTCTGAACTGATCAAAAGCAGATGCCATGTTATTAGTGGCCATCTTAAACTGCGATGTTGTTTCATCAGCACCAGATGTCACCTTTTTAAAATCTGCCATGTTATCTTTCATGGCATCGATCCATCTGGCCAGATCCGCTTGAGGTATTCCCAAAGTCTGAGCTTGAACAAACTCTGTATATTTTCCAAGACCTTTTTTACTTATTTTTGAAAACTCATTAACATTTAATTTACCACTTGGACTGAATACTTCTGCTCCAAGAATAGAATTTAAAAGCTTTGTTTGATCAGGCTTATTCGCTGCTGTCTCTAAAATTGTTTTCAAAACATCTTGTCCGCCCGCTCCGGCCCTTGTAGCAGAAGCAGCAAGTCCACCCATCTTTCTAGTATCAAGTCCCATTCTTTTTTGTGCTTCTGGACTTATTTCTCTTGTTATTGATTCAATAGCTGTTGCAGCTTCTCCAGCAGTTTTAAATGCACCTTGAATACGAGTTCCTTGTAAGGCATCTAATGTCTGTTTGAAACTTTGTGCAGTTATCTTTTCACCTTGATTTTTTAATATCTCAACCACTGCATCGGCAAGGCCTCCGGTTTCTTCTCCGGTTGTTGCCTTTATTTGGGCCAGCATCTCACCTATTGCCGTCAACTCTTCAGGTTTTTTAACTCCACCTCTGGCCGCTGCAACTTCAACTCCTGGAATGATATCTTCTATTTTTTGCCCTGCTCCAGCAGCCTTTCTTCCAAGCCCTGTTTTAAATTTTTCCATTTGCCTGGTAGTAAGTCCTAACCTGGTATTCAATCGGTCGAACGCTCTTTCCATGTCAAAAACTTGTAAAACGCCTTCATGAATACCTTTGGCGAATTTTGCACCTTCAAGAACAGCGGCAAAATCAAACGCTGTTTTTAAATTTTTAATTATTCCATACGATAGATTTCTAAATGCAGTCCCAATCTTAGTTGCACCTTTTTCTGAAGTTTCAACCAATTTATTGACTGCCTGAACCGATTCTTTACCTAACGATTTTTCTATGTCAGAAGAAAGCTCTTTAGCACCTTTTGACATATCCTGCATCGCCGTCAAAGAACTTTTTAAATCTAAATTTAATTTAAGTGTTTCATCGGCCACGGTCTATCTCTCCTGTGCTTTGGCATTTCTAATTTCCTTTTCTTCTTCTGCCTCTGCAATTCTGACTGCCGCGAACCAGACTAATTGGCCTTGTGTGAGCTTGTAGTTTCCTGTCTCTGGATCAAATCCGCATAAGCGGTACAAATCGCCTTGAGCTGAGGCAAAGAACAATCTTTCGATGACATTATGTTTTTTTTTAAGGCATCAACCAATGCTCTAAATTGTTCATTCGATATTGTCTCAACTGATGGATTCACACTTTCAACAACCGTTATATATTCATTGTAAAGATAATTTATCTCATCGACAGTCAGCATTTTTAGAAGCTTTTCGCTCAAAAAAGGAATTTTGTCTTTTCCCGTAGTTGATGCCAACACCAACACTGAACGCTGTTTAAAGACATCAACATCTGTCTGATCACCCTGTTCTGCCATTGCTTTTTTTAAAGTATCTCTTCTAATAAGGTTCATTTCATCTATGGAAAGAACGCGAACCGGAATCGTCAACTCACGCATCTTAATTTCGTGAATCTCTTTAACTCCGGCCCTCATCTTAGCAAGAAGATCTTCAACTGTTATCATTTTTTATCCTGCAATTGATGGAAGTGATGTACTAAACAAAGATGAATTTCCAACTTGATCGATGATATCCATCGCTACGAAGTTCCATCCTTTTTCACCTTCAGTTCCAACACTAGGAGCATTTTGATCTGCATCCACAAAATCTAATCCAGTAAGAGTGTATCGATCTCCACCATGTTCAAACGTCAGAGCAACATCACTGTTTATGTAATCAATATTTTCAAGCTTTGGAGTTCCAAGTCCACTTTGAACAGCTATTCCAACATGGGCATTGATTTCCCTGTTTCCCTTAACGGTACCCTTGTTTCTGCGATTTCTTGTCATTGTAGGAACAACCTTAGTTCCATCTGCAACTCTCAATGTGATATTTTTAATGTCGAGAATTTCAACTCCGTTTACCGAAATGAATGCGCGATCAATATATAAAACCATAATTCCTCCTTATACGCTAAAGGCAAGGAAGCTTTGAAGATCAGCCACCGCCTGAATATTACCCGCTATTACTGTCAATCCTGGAAGAACTTCAACCGGAATTTTAAAATCAAATCTTCCACGACTTGTTTGGGAAGGTTCAACAATAAACAATGGAGCAAGTTCTTTTACGTTTTCAAAGCATCCAAGATCTTCAAAGAGTTTTGCATTTCTCAAAACTTCATCTTTGAATTTCCTTGCTATCTGTCGTGATGCCTTTGTTCCACCTGGATTGTTATTAAATGGAGGATTTTGAGAAACGCTATAAATAACTTCTCTAAAATCATATAGAGCAACAAGCTCTTGCCAATCAAAATATGCCGTGACCGGAACATTGCCAGGAAGAGTTGTGTATGTCGTTCGTGTTCGGATCAATCCAACTGTATTTCCTGGTTGAATATACAACGGTGATAATCCTGCCGCTAATGCACTTTCACTCTCACCATTAGGATCAATTTCAATCCAATCGGATTGTTTTCTTGGAGGTATAAGGCCACCAACTGTAACACTTTGGAGCGGGTTATATGGGAAGGCAGATGCCATTACGGCAGCAGCATGGGCAGATGCAATTATTTCTGATGCCTGAGAAACTACGTTTTGACATGCAACTGCTTCAGCAACATGAGTTCCTGTTGCGTTTGCACTCATAGTGATTGAATTCGCTGTAACTTCTTCAACTACTGTTGATGTTGGAACTCCAATTGCCGTTATTACTGCACCAATATTTACACCAACTGTGCTTGGCATATTTATAATTTTGTTGCTGCCTGTTGCAACGTCACCACTTAGACCTGCTATGTTTGCAGTGTTTGTATCTGGAAGACATGCCGACAATAGGCCTCTGTCATTGGCAGCGTATGCAACTTGAGTCGCAAGTTCTTCAATCGATGCTACCTGGATGAATGATCCAAACTGACCTTGTAGATCTCTGTCAATTCCTGAAATCAAATTTTTCAGAGCTTGGAGAGTTGCCAGGTTAGTCGTATCGCTTGCAGGATAACAGCTAACCAACATATCTGATCTTAAAGTTTTAACTGCGTCTATCGCTTCGCCTAATGGCCCAAAATGCAATTCTGCATTTGGAATCAAAACAACTCTGAATGCAGGAAAATTTCTTGGACTTGCTACATCGGAATTTGCTTTTACAAAAGCTTCTGCCATCAAAGAAATCTGTGATGCTGTTCCTGCCATAGCTTCTACTTCTGCCTTACATGCAGCAGGATCTCCAACATTGACTATATTGTAAGCAGCATAATCAATTCCGTTTCCACCCGTTGCAGACCTATGTCCGAAAAGTGTTGTAATTTTTCTTCCAGTAGATGCTGGTTGAGCAGCAAATGTAATTTCCATCGGCACACTAGGTGTCAATCTATTTGCAATGCTGTTTAGATTATTTGACATATTTTCCCTCCATTAAGGATTTGTTACTTTTATCTCGTCTGGAACCTCAATGTGAATTGTTCCAGGTTCATCTCTTCCTTGATATATTCCACCAATAACTTCAAGAGGCGCAAGAGATTTTTCAAACGGATTATCTTTTGTTCTATCTTGAAACTCAAGTGCTCTATACCAAGCTCTTAAATCTATTCTATATTGCACATTTAGTATTGTCACAGGAATTAATTCATCTCCAATAAGGCCCTCAACATTTGGTGACCATGACATGGTTTTTCCATATTCATTCAATCCATCTACCTTTTCAGGCCTTTGGATAAAATAGAGTTCATCAAGCATATTCTCGACATATTTACTTGCAAAAAAGTTTTGCAGTGCGCCCTTGTATGCCACTTCAACTCTTCTTGAATCTGACCTTCTAAAGTTTGGAGGCCAGTAGGTTTGAATGCTTATGGTTCCATTTAAAAAAGCATTGTCTGATTCTTTGTTCTCGTCTTGTGCTTCAAAAATAGATATTGCGGGAAGAACCCGAGTTGACCAATCAAATCTCTGATAATCGGCCCAACGCTGATCATCTGACCCTGGTGTATATTTTCCGAATAAATCCGTAAATCCCTTTATCTTCGCCAATTGCATAAGTGTCTTGGAAACAAGATCCTCACCAGGCCCAGCTAAAAAACTGTTATCAATATTAACCTGTTTCATTTCACACCAATCTTACTTCTAATCAAACCTCTGTATTTCCCAAGTATAAAGGAATAAATCTGACTCATCCATTGTTTTCTTATAACTAAAAATTCTCTTTTTGGAATATGATTTCCACCCTTATTATGAATCGCAGCATAAATAAGATCAGTTCCCCATATCAAATTAGTACCTTCAACCTTAAAAATGTTTCTTCCACTTATCCCATCCTTATTTGATCCGCTATATCCTGGGACGGTTACAGATTTTTTCAAAAGACCTGTTTTCTGTAAAATCATCCTGAATCTATTATCAAGATTGTGTTCTCTGGCCTGTTTTTCGTGATTTAAAATTTCCTTATCAGTCATCTGAGATAGTGACTTCTTTAGTTTTTTAGCAACTGATCTTCTTATTGTCTGAGCTTGTAAACGTTTCCACCCAGGCCCTTCCTGGTCGAAGTTATCAGCTATCGCATGTCCCACTATTCCCGCGATGGCCTTCTCTTGTGGAATACGATTTATAGCTGCTTTCAATGCAGGATTTTCAAACTTCATTATGAAAATTTTAAGAGCGGTAAGATTTACCTTGAAGAAGGAACCCATTATTATAGGCCTCCCCAACCTCGCTTACGAATATAACTTTTTGAAGGATCGTTTATTTCATTTCCAGCATATGAAGATGGATCTCTAACGCTTGTATCTGTATTGATTATAGTGCCCCGATATCCATCATCTGCCTCTCTATTACTAAGAGCGAGCAATAAATCATCCAATGGAGGTGAAACTTTAAATCTATCAATCTTATCATTTTGTCCGATCTGATCCCTTCCAAGAAGTCTCATGATATTTTCTTCATAATGCTTTTTAGAAGTTTCCATATAATCTTCAGCATTAATATGTGTTCCACGTCCAAAATCTGTTTCAAGAATTTTTATAACCGCCTTGAGATCAACCACGACTCTAATAGCACGTTTAGTGTGATCTGGAAGGCGGTTATAATCACCATATTTTTTCGATTGGAATGGTATAGAATATCTGGAGCGAAGATCTTGTTCGACCTCCGTTTCTGCATCAACTATTAACTGGCCTAGAAGATCATTAGGAAGTTCACCCTGTTCTATTACATTTGAATCTTTTTGAAACTGTACTTTATTTACAAGTCTTATTTTTACACTATTATAAGTTGTATATAAAGGTGTGAACATTATTTTCCTTTAACTATATTCTTGATGCCTTTTTTATCAGCTTCCATAGCAGTCATGTTCTCAATTTTTTCTTCTACTGCTTCTAGTTTTTCTGCATCTTCTAAAAGCATAGCTCTAACATGATCAACTTCTTTTACGCCATTGTGAAGTTTCCCAACAATACAAAGTTGATGGGCCATCTCTTTTGATACCTCAATCACTTGTCCAGGAACCCAATGGTTAACATGTTTCATTATTTTTACTTTTACTAGAATTTCTTTTTTTTCTTCTTTAGGTGCTGCCATAATCTCTCTCCGAAAAAAAAGAGGTGGATTACTCCACCTCTTGTAAAACTTAATTAGATAACCGTAGCTGTTAAAACGTCAAATGCTCTTTTAAGTCTTGGGCCGCCGTAAAATCCACCAAGAACATCTATGTATGGATTCCCCGGACGATCTTGGATATGTTCATCAACTAGGATGAATTTTCCAGGTGCAGGAGAATCAACCGAACCGTTGGCCAGAGATATTGTCATAACAACATCACCAACTTTATTCATGTCTGGAAGTTTACATTCGAAAAAGATTTTTCCATCTGGAATGAAAAAGATACCGTCACTAATTGTTATAAGTCCGGTCGTAGCATCAATTGTTTCCGACTGATACCAACCTTTATAAACTTCAACTGGAGGCATACCAGGAATCAAGAAGCTCAACATTTCGTTGATATCATGCATCTTGTATGCATCAGATGCAAATCTTGACTGGATCAAAGATTGAACTGATGGGTTGTCAAGGATAACCCTTGCCGTGTTAGGGTTCATTATCATTTTGCTAATCTTGTATTTTCTGAAAGGAGCATAACCGCCCATGATCCAATTTCTCAAATCTTGAATAGGTGTTGATGCTGGATTAGCTGTAAAAATACCGCCAACTACTGTTCCCCATGGTGCTACTGGAGCAACGTCATGGTTCGCTGGTTTTCCAAAATCAACATCTTTTCCATCGTAATTATATTTTCCTGTAAAAATTGCTTGCCAACGGAGAAGCTCCATTCTTGATTCAATCCTGTTATTGAGAACCAATGCGTTCTCGTTGAGGTGCTGTCGAATGCCTCTTTTGGATTGATCATTAAGGCCCAATTCTCTCAATCGGAGAATATCAGCTTCGTTAAAACGGATGAACTCTTTGTATGCACCAGGTGCGTACTGTTGAGTTCTGAACTGCCTACGAGGTGCTGCCTGAGGATCTGAACCTAGCGTATGTTCTTTAATTAGACCGCCTCTGGCTTCCAAAACATCAACAAAAACCGATGTTGATGGAATCTCAATCGAAGGCATATACTTTGCCCCGAGATATTCCGTTGGATCTGTTTCAATCTCACGGATGACCTCTTGTAAAACTCTTGTGTGCTCTTCTGCAAATACTCTCGACATAATATCCTCCTACTTAAAAGCTCAAAAGGTTCACGCCGTGTTCAACGGATGACTTTGCGCCAAGGTTAGTAATAGCTCCTGAATCCAAACCAATGAGAAGATCCTTAAAGAGGATACCGCCCTTGATTACGACACACTCGCTGCCATTATAGAATTCATCTGTAACAACTTTTTCCGAGAGAACACCAACTGCAACTTGAGATCCATCTGTGTTTCCACTTGCGTATGGTTTATAATGTCCGGCATCTGCACCTGTAGAAGCATAACCCATTACGGTTCCAGCTTCCAGTGTAAGCAGTGTGCTCGGTGCTGCATTAATCGTTCTTCCACCGTCAAATTTAACGAGGTCTGAACGTTTTGCAATGACTTGTTTAAAATTCGCTCTAAAGTCTGCTGAGATAAAGAGCGCATCCCTAGCTTCTTGTGACATTGTTCACTCCTTTATATAAGGCCTACGCCTTTGGTTTATCTTCTTCTTTTTCGCTGGAAACTTGTGCTTCCAACTCTTTTTTAATTTTTTCTTCTTCGCTAACATCTGCTTCAAGCTGGTGTCCTTCTTCTTTTTCAACTGTCATGAGTTCATCAACCATTCCAGCTATTCTTGCCATCTGAGTGTTTAGTTCATCAACTTGTTTTTGTAGCTCTTCATTAGACTTTTTATAGTCTTCTGATTTAACATCTCCCATCTCCATATGTTTTTCGCCATGACATCCTAATTTTTTAGCATGTTCTTCCATGGAAAGGTGATGTGCTTCCATAACTTTGTGATGCTCTTTTGCAGCATCATGTTCGCCAGCTTCAAGATGTGATTTCATCTTTGCAAGATGTTCTTTATGTATAGCAAGATGGCCTAAATGTGTTTTAATATGTTCTTCTAACCCACCTTCTTTAGGAGAAGCATGTTGTTCTCCAACTTTATCAGATGCCATCTGATGACCAAAACCATGATCTTTATTCTGTTCTTCTTCTTCTCCTGCCTCAAGTTTTTTTCCTGAAGCTCTGGCCATATCTTTTTTGATTTCTGATTTCAATCTTTTGATATCAGTTTTTTTCATTCCATTGACCATATCCATTACTGGAGTTGCATCAGAAGATCCCATCTGTCCTGCCATAATCTTTGGTTCCATTGCTTCAAATGTCGAAAGAACTGTATTGAGTGATTCTTCAGTTAGTGCTGAAAGTTTTTTTATATCAATCTTTTTAAATTCAGCAGGAGTCAGTTTTGCTGATCTAACAAGACCTGTAAGCCTTGAAGTGATTTCGCCTTGCTTTTTTGTTAGTTTTAAAGTTGCATTTGCTTCTGAAACTTTTCCAACCAATTTAGAAATAGATTCTTTGACCGAAGAAAGCTTTGCCATCTTCGATTTGTGCGCATTCAGTTTTTTCTGTGACATGATTTTATCTCCCTTATTAATTTTATTTTTAGACAGAAGCATTGCTCCAGGTGCCGCGGGAGTTATCACCGTGCTTACCTCGCTCAACGTATCTGTTGATTCATCAATACCAATACTGAGATGATATATTCTTCCATCTTTTACTTTTTTGACATTATCTTCGCCCAGGAATGTTATGTCTGCCATCGCGCAGGCCACATTCTCTCCAACACCTGGAACATTTCGTTTTTCAAATCTCAAAGCGGAAGCAAGTCTTCCACTAATTCTATTATTTGAATCATTTTCATGCTGATCGAGAATTGGAGGGAACGCGCCCGAAGGCATCTTGTCAACTCCCCCATATCCTTCAGCAAGTTTTGTTAATTTTTCATTTTGATTTTTAACGATGTTTTTGATTCTCTCTTCATCAAAAGAAATCTCACCGTCACCAGATAGAAATGTGACCTTATCACCATTAGGGCCTGAATGAACCAAAATCGCAGGCCTAACAATCTTATCATTTGAATCATCTTGATTCACCTTCTGATCAGATATCTGTCCTGTTGGTTGTGCCAGTCTTTTCAAAATTATCTCCACTTCGGATCAAGCGGTTTTATTTTTCCTCTATTCTTTGCCGGATCTCTTGAAGTCTCTTTTAATAGTTTAACATTCTCGGGCGTGTTGGCAAGAGCAATTAAATGACTCCTGCAATTGTAGTGCAGCGCAGGAGTGTTGTAACTCAAACTGTCATGACCAACATGATCTTGAGTATAAATCATTCCGTGCCTTGATCTACAAATATCAGTTCGAGATGAATCTCTTACTGAATCGAACATAAAACCTATTATTTCTGGATCGTCTTTAAAATATTTAACCTGAGTTTTTTCGAAATAGTTTGTTGTCTCGGTTCTAAATATTGTTTCAACTCTTGGTTTCGTAGCTCCCCAAACTTCTCGCATCTGTTTTTTTGCATCAGCAGGAGACATCTGGCCATCACGAATCAACGGAAGAAGCTCGTTGAATCTTTTATTTAGTTTTCTTAGATATCCTTTTAGAAGTTTTTCGGTCAACTTTCTGGATCTCTTCATCATAGCTTGCCAATATCTTTTGTTTTTAAAAATATCATCAATGCTCTTTATGTTCTTTGTAATTCCTGTAGGCCCCTTGGCCAGACGTTTTTTACCCTTCTGTGATTCCTTCTCGTCATCGCATGACTCAACTGCATTTTCTACAACACTTCGATAAAATCTTTCTGAAATATTATATAGACTGTTAATTACAGGAGGTGTATGGCCGTTAGAATCAACTATGTGATCTGCCAAACTCTCCATGACAACTTCCATATCGGAAACTACACGATGAACCACTTTGGATTTTCGTTGATACTTTCTGTCAATCTGTTTTTTTCGCCATGGTGGAATTTTGAATGGAATCATTTTTCCTCATAAAGAATAGTGTTTTTATATTTGTGATAACCATTCAAACATACCTCTATACTTCCAGCCTCTATATTAAAAGGATTTTTGAGCATAAGCTTTGATGGATAATATAATTCACCTTTATTATTCTGCAATAAGTCAGCGGGCATCATTCCTATGTTCCCATCTTTAAATTTTATCAGATATCTCATACTCTATAATTTGGTGGAAGTTTATCTTCCTGATCTTCTGGAATATTTTTTTCTACTGATGGGGCACTGGCATCATTGGGATCTGTGGAATTTTCTTCACCGAATCCCTGTATGGCCTGAGTTTTTTTCATTCCCATTTTTTCTCTGACGTGATCCAAATCAATCTGGCTATCTGGAGACATATATCCTGTTTCTGTAAGACCTCTGTAAATGTTAGTAAGCTTCTCCATTATTTCTGGATCATACTCTTCTAGAACAAACTCTCCGAATCCGTGTTTTTCCCAAACGTGTTTTGGGAAATTGTATGAAACAACTTTAGAAATAAACTGATCAAGTAGCTCTTGCTTGTATGTTTTTAATTTACCATCTATAAGACTATTAAATATTTTGTGGTGCTCTTGTCCTAACGCGTATGATCCGACTCCATCTCCCGAACTCATGGCCAGAGGTGGAATCAAAAGTGACCTCATTTCTGCACCATTAAAATAATCAATGGCCTCTTTAAAAATATTCATGTCACCTTGGACTTGAACAGCTTCTATATCGTATGTCTCACCTTTTCTTCCAGGGAAAACTATGAATGAAGAGTTATGAATAGTCTTCATAGTTTCTGCCATTGCAACATCGGCACGTCCTAAACCTTCTTCGGTTCTACCGTCTCCATTCTGCATTGTTCGAACTGTATCGTTAGGAGCAGCATAGCCTACAATTAGAGGTGTTCCTTTTCTATCCGCTGCCACAACCCACATTTTTAGGAATGCATCTTTTAACACCCAATTTTTATAAGCACGACGTAAAATACTATTATGAGTTGGTATCAATGATTTTCCTGCTAAAAACAAATGGCTAGGAGAATTGACTTCAATACAAACAGTTTCTCCCTTAGGCCTTTTTTCTATATTTCTAATATAATGATATGCCTTGTGATTTTTATCATTTATCAAAAGTCTTTCTGCCTTCCTCTTTAATTTAAAAGCTTTTAATTTGTATGGAGTAAATCGAACAGTCCAAGTATCTTTTAATCTTCTATCTCCCCAATATCTCTTTTTTTCTTTCACTGTGCAATAATTTCCCAATGATCTTATTAAAAAAGAAACTCCATCAACTAAATTTTTATTTGTGTTTACAAATTCTGCATTTCCACCTTTTCCCACATATCCATCTTTCCATTTGTAACCACTAGGGGTTATATATCCATCTGAATCCATTAAACCTTGAAGTAATTCTGTTCTTTGATCTTCTGATGCCAGAAGATATTCTTCTGGAATATGCTTATTATTTATAAGACCTAAAATTCTTAATTGTTTTTGATAATTTGACAATATACCAAAATATCTACCCTTGTTATCCTTGGAACCGTTCTGTCTAGTTTCCGTTGTTTCATACCCACTATTATTTAACTCTTTTTTTAATTCTTCAACATCATCCATATGTGTGGATATTCTAGCTCCTGAACTGTTTCCATCTCCTAACCATTGGCCTAAAAGATATGGAGGTATTAATAATCCTCTTTTTGGAAGTTTTAAATTATCAGACAACTTTATAGCTAGAACTTCATTAACCTTTTTATCTAAAGATATCATATGATTATATATTTCTTTAGTAGTTAAAAGTTTTCCTTTGCGTTTTTTTTGTCTTTCATAACTTGTTTTTGTTACCGGCCATTGGTGATTTTCATCTGCATCAATATAACTTCCATCAGAAAAATGAACTCTATAAATATCTCTGTTTTTCCATATTTCAGATTTTCCGGTTATTTGACATAATTTTCCATTATCATCAAAAACATAATCATTTATGGTTAAATTTCCCATTGTTGACCAACCATTTAATGTCAACATTGGAGTATCAAGAGACAAAGCACGGCCATAAGCATTACCAAACTTGCCAGTAGAACTAGATCGCAAGTGTATAACTTTGTCTTTAGGTATTTTGACCGTGAGGTATGTGAGGTCGGCAGCGATACGCACAGGATAAGGATAATCACCAATAGAAGCAAAAAGATCTGGTCGAAATCCGTCAAGATCACCGTTGGAGATTCCGTACATATAAGAGTTGAAAAAGGTATTGTGAAAACGTTGATATTGATAAACTCCATCAGGTAATACCTCTCCATGTCTATTAACTGCAAAAACAACAGTCAGTGGTGGATAAGTTACAAGTTTTTGAGGAACGAATGCAGGAGCACCGTCAAAATTACTTTTATATGTCCAAACTTGTTCAGTCACAGAAAACCCAGACCATTCCGCCGAAAGCATCTCATCTAAATTTTCGTGCCAAGATCCTTCCATCTGCATTAATGCCCTTCGGACGAATTTTTGAACTTCAGGAACCTCATGCTTATAATCACCAAACCTGGCAATCATAGCGAGATTTAAAAAATCAATTCCCGCTCCAATTGTCTCATCTGTATCTAGCATCCGTTTATAAGTTTCGACCGAAACCGTGGATGGGTTAGCTATAAATCTAGATAGTGATCCATATAGTTGAGGAACTGTGGTTCCCTCTTGAACTTGTTCGGTTTGAAGCCTTGTAAGCTCATCGTATCTATTTCTAAGTTCTTCTTTTATGTTAGGAGGAACGTCATCGATCCAATCCAATAGAGATCCACTTCCTTTTATAGCACCCATCACCATTCCTTAATAAAGATCATTCCAAGCTGTCCCGTTATAGCCTTGATGCTTAGAAGTTGTTGTATTGTAAATTAACATCCCAACCGCTGAATCTGTAGCAATCGCATCACGCTGAGTTGATGTTAATGCTGGAGGAAAAAATGCTGCACTAACTGACAGTGTTGTTACCACTCCGATGCTAGATGAAACAAACTGACTTGCGAATGGTGCTGGTGTTCTTGAAACAGGATCTATTGAAACTAACCCAAAAACAGGAACCACTGATCCAGATGCAAGAGTATATGTTCCAACATCTTCAAGTCCTGTAACTGAAGAATAGCTAGGAGTTGCATAATAACTTGGATTCAAATTTGTAACTCCAGAAGAATCAGGAAGAACTACTCCCAACATCGGAACTCGTTTTGATCCATCTTGAACGAATGAAAAACCGTAATGGTTAATTGATGGACTTTTCTTTGCGGAGTCAACCGATATGGTTGCAAACGCGAAAGTGGAAAACAAAAAAACTAACAGCACTAAAAATTTCATCTTACAACTCCTTATGGTAAGTTTAAACTTATTGGTTTGGATGGGAAATCCCGCTCCATAATGTCTATTTCTTCATATAAATAATATGATTCCTTCTTTCCACTTTGTCTAGTTATCTCTGCTCTAACTGTTAACGCCTGGCCAGACAAAAATGTCTTCGTTCCCATCTCCGGTGACGTGTTGGGAACAGCAGGAATATCTCCGGCAATATTGACGTTAAATTCTGATGCAGGATAAGATCCAATAACAACTCCAGCGTATCCTATCAAATCAATACTTCCATCTTGAAGAGGATAAAAGAATTTTACCGTGTCAACTGAGGTTACTAGGACTGGTGCCCTGGAGAGTTCGGCATCATAAGCAACATCCTTCATGATCTGATGTTTCAATACTACATCATCACCCTTAATTATACTTTGAACCCTTGCTGATTGTACTGTCATTGTATTCTCCTAGTAACTCAATGTTGCAAGACCTATTTGCTTCTTAGCTCCACCCGCTGTACTTAAGGCTGAATAGTACATAAAGATTGTATGGTTGTTATCATCAACAACGGTTGGTGTGTATGTCCTTGCATTACGATATGAAGGTGCTCCGGTGATTGTGAATATAGGATTAGATGCCCATTTCGTAAAATTTAAACTATCTAGCGATGTTGCATATCCAATCCCTTCATTCGCTCCGTTAATACCTCCCGAATACCATGCGTGAACTCCAGAAGCATCTTTTAACAACCCGACGTATGTTGCATATTTTTGATCCCACCCGCTCCCACTGTATGGAATAACCGGAGCAGAACCGTAAACATGCCAAAATTTTCCATCAATGGAATAAGCAGCGGCGGTTGCCTCTTGGGTTCCCGTACTTACATCGTAATACATTGCATAGGTGTAATCGAATGGATATGTACCTATGTTTTTTGCAAAAGGCTGAAAAAATATTTTTGATGGCCCATTGCTTGCACCATTCCATTGGCCTCCAACACATGTTATAAGCTGAGCAGATGGATCTTGGGTAATTGTTTGATCATTCACCCAAGTCAAACCGTCTGCTGATTCAGCATATCCAAATCCAGAAATACAAGTTCCCGAACCTGATTTCCAATAATAAATTTTGTATCTAATATCCGAAACGGTGCAAGACGGTGATCCGAAACAACCAGAATCATAAACAACCTGATTGTGATAACCATCCGAAGAAATTCCAGAAATAGCAATAGGAGTTGTCCATGTGTAGCCATCTACCGATGTTGAATTATATTCTGCTGTTCCGCCATTTCCAAACCACATTTTAAACTTAGGCCCACCAGGAGTTCCGAAAGAAAATTGATCGTATATAACTGAAGGATAATAAGCATTGTACGAACTAGTTGCTATGACTATTCCTTGATCTACAAAGTTTGTATAGTTAGATCTGGCCTGAGGTAAAGATGTTAGGGCATAAATTTGGTTTGAACCATTAATTGCCAGAGTTGAATTATCAACATTGACATTCATTACATATCCGTTAAGTGATAATCCTTGGCCTACATTAGGAATAGCAGGCCCACCAAATTGAACCCATTGAGATAGATCATTTGAATATGTATAACTTTGTCCAGAATGATCAGAGTTTGAATTTTCAGTAGAAAATACTGCCCAATTATTTTGTGGTGATAAAAATGTATAAGTGTATGAACCAGAAGCACCGCCGTTAACGATTGCTATTTTGTCACCTTGTCCAATAATTGAACCTCCAAGAGGTGCATCTTTATCCTGCAATTCAACTCCAAAGCTATCGCCGGATGCTACAGGTCTACCGTATAGATCTTTCCAGGAACCTCCATGTAGTTGAACCGCTGCTCCTTGATAAAAAGGTGCCCAATCTCCAGTTGGAGATGCGCATTGTATGATAAACACCACACTATGATAATCTCCAAGTGGTGGAGCACAGAGGCTATCATCTGCTAAATCCGGGTCACTTATGGGATTTTGCCAAATAAGTCCAGTCAGAAGTGAATCTAGTTGTGTTTTAGTTACAACATCATTTGGAGATGCTCCAGGGCCTACATTTGAAATTAAATTTCCACCCATACTAATAGCACCGGACATGACTCCACCGGACGTATTAAGCTTTGAATTTAACTCCGACTGAAGATCGGCCTGAGCAGATAAGGTTCCGCTTATCACTCCCCATGAAGGTGGAAGTATTGGAGATACATTTCCATTTCCATCTGTAGAATAAAGAACTGATGCAGGATAAAGTTTATTATCAGCACCCTGAAGATACATCTTTCCTGTATTAGGTGGAACAATGATTGTGTCATCAACGGGATTGTTTGAGTTTATAATTTTAAGATTACCAGATCCGTCTGTTGAATAAGCAACGGTCAAAGGCATTAGGTTCCCACCATTGTCTTTGAAATATGCACTTCCCGATTGACTTGCAACAATGATGTTATCTGAAGCGATAGCGGAAAATGCTATGAGAAATAGAATTAGGTATTTCATTTATTGATCTCCTTCATGTATTTATCTTTAGCACTTTGGATTCCCATCACCGGATCAGGTTTACCAGTGAATATTTTTTTCACTTCAGATTTAAGTCTGGCCGGATCTGTAGCATGAACATCTACGGTTGGATTGTCTGAAGCTGGTTTATCTTTGTGTGAATCTATGTCAATATGGATTCCGCCGGATTGTTCGCCTTCTAGGTGATAACCGTCAATGTCTGAAAATTCTCCATGAACTTTTCCTTCTGACACTCTTATATTTTTAAAACAAGAATCATTTTCTAATGATTTTCCAAGCCTATCAGCATCCTGAGTAGAGCATGTCACTACAAATCGTTTACCATTTACGCCCGTTGCAGCTCCTGATATATGGGATTCTTGAATATGATTTTTTAATTTCTGTGCATATTCTGTTGATGAAAGTTTTTTCTCTATTTCACCCTCTAGTTTTTTCTCAACCTTATCACTAAAATTTTCCATATGACTCCCCGGAAACTGTTCATTATATTTTTTTATCCCATGATCTTCAGAATCAAAATCGTCTATGTCTTCAGCACGTCCAGAGGCGGCCAGAGTAAAATCCCTTCTCGCCTCCGGTCTATAATCTGCGTGCTTGTCTTGATAATTATTATCCGACTTCGAGAAATCACTTCCAGGAAATTTTTCTGAAACACCTGGAGGCGAAAAATCTTCCGTAAAAACGTCTAAGCGTTTTTCAACCTCGCGTTCAAATTTTCCCATCGATCTTGTATCAGATCCCGTAAATCCTGTTGACATAAAATAAGTGTTACAGACAAAAAACTAAAAGACAACACCAGAATGTCCTGCCATAGGTTTATAGTTATGCATCGATTTTCTCATTTCCATAAGTACAGCGTAGCGCGTCGCGTCCCAGAAGTGGTTGAAATTATCAATCGGAACATTGGTTGACTCTCCAGATGAATTTTCTTTCCATTTATAATTGTTTTTTTCTTTCACCGCGTTCAAAGATGAATCAAGCAAAAAACATGGATATCGTAAAATAGTATCTATACCGGACTTTATAGAATCAGGCCCTTTATCCGCTGCTCTAAGATTATACCATCCACAATTATTAAGCTCTTTGATCGACTTCGGTTCAGCAGCATCCGACCATATCGATTCCTGAAATCCAATCCCGAGATTTTTTAGCTCCGATTGAATAGAATCCCTTGCCCCTATATTTGTCAAACCTCGCTTATAAAACAACTCTTTCATATAGAGATTTCCATGAGCATAAACTATCTCAGATAGACAAGATGGATCGTTTGTAAATCCGAAATCCAATCCATAAAAACGTCTTTTCCATTCATCCTTTGGAGGAAATTCTTTACACAACTGCACCTTGCTAAATATCAGTCCCTTGTGTGCCGCGCGCTCGCCTAGACCATAGATCTTCCAAGAAGTTGAATCAGCGGTTCCTTGAGCTATATTCTCTGCCGTTGGTTCCAACCTCTCAATCTCTTTTACAATCTCAGGTTCTAAAAATGGATTGTCTTTATATGTTGACTTTATAAAATCACAGTCATCTCTTGGAATAACTTTGTCATATATCCAATGCTGCTCGAACGATGGATTATAATCAAGAATAGCTCTTCTTGTTGTTCTGATAACAAGCTGCTCGAAATCTTTATAGTCTGCCTCGACCGCTTCATTGATCCAAAATATATCCTGCTTCCTTCCGTGAACTTTTTGGACTTCATCCAATCCAATAAATGAAACCTCTCCACCATTTAACTTATAGATTGACTCTGACTTGTTCCAATCATTAGGATTATAGATTTTAAAATACTTATCCAAGATATCTAAAAAATCCACCATGACCGAACTCTTCGCCCAGGTAAGGCGCGCCCTGGAAATTGTAGTTCTCAGTCCAGGATTATTTAAATGCTCAATGATGATATATTGAATTATTGAATAGGTTTTAGTGGATCTTGCAGATCCCTCATTTACTATAATTCTTTTTTTGGAATCAAATATTTTCTCGAAAACTGTAGACGCTTCAACTGTTCTCTCTTCCACGTTTTATCTCAATATTGAATTTTGGAGTCATACTACCATCAGAAGATCTATGGTCTAATTCTTGTCTTGGTTCGTGCTGATTTAGTCTTTGCTTACCCAGCCATATCAACATTGTTCTATCTCCCGCCATGGCAAGTTCGAACTGCTTTTTAAGCAAAGTTTTGTTTCCATTCTCTCTGCCTTCTTTTATACATGCCGCAAAACGTCGTTCCAGCGTGTCTTTAGAACATTTCAATATTACACCTATCTGCTCGACTGTACATCCAATCGCAGAAAGACTGGTTATCATTTCAGGATCTAGTTTTTTTCTTGGCCTTGCCATTTTTACGCTTCCTTGGTTTTGGTATGTAGATTGGAAAGAACATTATATTTTTCTCCTGTTCCTTCGAGTATCGCCTCTTTGCCTGTAAAATCTTTCCAGCGGTTTATTATTACATCGCAGTATTTAGGGTCGATCTCCATTCCGTAGCATTTTCGTCCTGTTTTTTCGCATGAAATGATTGTTGTTCCACTTCCTAAAAAAAGATCAAGCACGATTTCTTTTGTGTTGATAGCGCTAATTATCCACTCGACTAACTCAACAGGCTTCGGGCATGAGTGCAAATCCCTTAAATTTGCTTCACCGACAAAAATTTTTTTATTTGTGTTTTCAAAAGTATCAAAGTTAAATGTGTTCTTTGACTTTCCCCATATTAATATCTGCTCTGTTAGTCTAAAATAACAGTCTACGCCTCTCGAGTGCTTGCCCTTCATTGTCCAGTAGAAAGTATTATTCGGGTTTTTATTGTACCAAAAAGGTAAGTATTTCCAACCTGTAGTTATAAAAATAATATCGGAGTTCTCTTTTAATATCTCGAACCACTTGTTACAAAAACACAAATACTCTTCACCTTTTTCGTCAATGTGCTTGTTATACTCATAACCGATTCCATAAGGTGGGTCAGTAAAAACCATATCCGCCTTCTCTCCATTCATCAACCTATCCACATTATCTTTTACCGTACAATCTCCGCACAAAAGTCTATGATCTCCGAGTATCCACAAGTCACCCGATTTACATATTGGGTTTTCTTTTACTTCCGGGACTGCATCCTCATCGGTTAATCCTTTCGCGCTAACGTCGAGTTGGAAATCTTTCAATCCTAATAAATCAATATCAAAATCAGGCCCTAGATCCCCTATATCGGTATTTATTTGACTGATATCCAATGTTGCCCATGCATCCTTACCGATGGCATTATCTGATACGATATAGGCGTATATTTGGGCCTCAGATTCGAACTCTTGGTATATGACTGGCAATTGCTTGAACCCCATCTTCTTTGCCGCCATAAGCCTTCCATTGCCCGCAACTACAAATTGGGTTCCTTTTTGAACAATAAGTGGATTTCTGAAGCCTTGATATTCAATAAGCTTCACTAATCGATCAATTTGCTCATCGGAATGTTTATGACAATTTTTAGGATGATGCTGCAACAACCCTATATCTACGAGTTCTATTTCTTTACTTTTAATTTCCATTCAAAAATTCTACTTGACAATAGCGGGTTTGTCCACAAGCTCGAATGTTATTTCTTTGTCAGTAGCTCTAATCGACGCAAGGTTAATGTCTTTAGGTAGTTGGGATAGGATATTACCCCATGCCGCCTGTCTTCTTTGAGCGGTCTTGGTTAACATCCTGGAACATTCATCTTGAACCAGATCGCAATTTTTAACCTTGAGAAGGTTTTCTTTTAAAATTCTGTTTGTTTTAATTTGTACTGTTTGCATTTGTAACTCCTATTTTTAATTTTTTAAGACATGATCTAGCAACTCTCCCAACGTCCATGTCAATTTTACCATATCCATTACTATCACATTTGTAATTATTTTCATCAGCATAATAGCTTAAAGAATCAACTAGTGCTATCACTTCGTCTTCCAAAAAGACTAAGTTGATTTTTGTCGCCCTGGTCTGGTTTGCCGACTGATTCTTTTCCTCTAAAATATGCTTCTTGAAGTATTTCTTTAGATTTAACCACAGTTTGAATATCATATTTCCCCCTTCTGGCTTCATTTTTTAACCTTTCATAAAATTGATCGAATGTCATTTTTTACCTCTTACTAATTGCCATAAAGGAATTTTCTGTATCATTCATTTTTATCCTCTTTGTTTTCTTCTTGGTTTTTAACTTCTTACATAATTTTAGCCAGAGCCATAGCCATCGCCAGAGCCAGAGCCATCGCCATAGCCAGAGCCAGAGCCAGAGCCAGAGCCATCGCTATAGCCAGAGCCAGAGCCATGGCCAGAGCCATAGCCAGAGCCAGAGCCAGAGCCATCGCCATAGCCATAGCCAGAGCCATCGCCATAGCCATAGCCAGAGCCAGAGCCATGGCCAGAGCCAGAGCCAGAGCCAGAGCCAGAGCCAGAGCCAGAGCCAGAGCCAGAGCCAGAGCCAGAGCCATAGCCAGAGCCAGAGCCAGAGCCATCGCCATAGCCATAGCCACTATTTATACTTTCCATGGTTTCACCGATTGAATATCAATTTTTGCTTTTTCAGTACATGGGGTAATTTCGATTGCCTCTGTAATATATTTAACAGTTTCTACCATCCCAAATTTGCAGTTGGACTTATTTGGGCAGCCCTCCTGGGATACTTGGGATAGAGACGCCCCTGACCACTGCCATAAGCGTATCGAGTTAATTAAAGTTAACTCTTTTCCAATTCTGTCTTTAACATATCCGGCAAAAACGCCAGCGGAGTAGGTTCTGACTATGCAAAACTCTAACCCAGCTACCTTCTCTGCCATATTTTGAGTTTGGTCTTTTCGCACATACTCAACATTGTTAATCATAAGTGTTTCAATTTTTTCCTGTGTCATTTAAATTCTCCTTTGTTATTAATTGCTATAAGTTCACGTAATGATGTCCACTTATTTCTGTCGGAAGTAAATCACACGACCACGCATCATGCCCTAGTTTTATAAATGCTTCTCGCACTATTCCAGAAAATTCACACGCTATTAAAACATTCATTCATCACTCCAAGGCGCATCGATCTCTTCTCCAATCTTTACGCGCGAAAAATATGATTCGTTGAAATAAGAATGTTCTATATTTTCTTTTCTATAATTACCCGTTTCTGAATAAAATGTAGTGTCTTCAAATGTTTGATTTGATTCTAAATTTGTAAACCTGTACCTAGAGAGTTTGGTTTTTGGTTTGGGGATCATTGAAAAAACATCCAAAAAAATAGTAATGAGTATATTTCTTTCATCGCCCCTTTCATAAAAAAATAATAGATATTTTTCACCAATACACCTTATTTCAGCCTCATTTCTATCTGGATGAATATACTTTCCACCAACCTTCAATTGATCTCTTGTTAGCATGTTATTCTCCTTTAACCAAATTCATTCCAGTTTTAATTAATGTCATATAGTCTTTGTAATATTTTTCATTTAACCCCATTTCATTGGCCTGTTTTTTTGTTATTTTCAAAACTTCCTTTCTTGTGAAAAGTTTGCATCCAACTGAAACATTTTGTGGAGTTATTGTTATATTAAATTTAAATGATAATACATAATTAACAATAGAATAAATATCTTTCACCCGCGCCTCACCGGACACCCGCGCCGAACCGGACACCCATGCCGAATCGGACACCCATGCCTCACCGTACACCCATGCCTCACCGTACACCCATGCCTCACCGTACACCCGCGCCGAACCGGACACCCGCGCCGAACCGTACACCCGCGCCGAACCGTACACCCGCGCCTCACCGTACACCCATGCCTCACCGAACACCAATGCCGAACCGGA